TGCTGTTGAGTATGAGAAACGTAGATCTAATAGCGATCCATTAGTAGTTGTAGAGCAGTTTTTAGAAATGCCATTTGATGAAGATGCAGGCGGTACTTTAGATTTTGGAATGATTAGCTCGTATAAAGGCGGAACTCTTACAGTTATTGACCTAAAGACAGGTCGTATTCCAGTTATGGCTTATGACGAAGCAACAGGTAATTTTAATAGCCAACTTGGTATTTATGCACTTTATTTCTATAAGGCATATAAGGATATTTATCCAGTTAAGAATGTACGCTTAGTTATTTATCAACCAGTCATCAACAATACCAATGAACATGAAATGCCTATTGAAGATTTACTAGCATTTGAAAGTGAAGTTTTACTTCCAGCAGTAGAACGTAGTAAGTTGGCAAATCCACCTGCAGTAGTAAATCCAATGTGTAAATATTGTGCAGGTAAAGCGATCTGTCCTACTCGAAATAAAGAGAATATGGAAGTAGCAAAAAGTATGGAAAAACCAGTAGAAATGTTAACTGATGCAGAAATTGAAGAGTTACTTCCAAAGCTAGATGAAATCATACAATACGCTACTGATGTAAAAGACTTTGCTATGAAAAAAGCAATGAATGGTCACAAGTGGAAAGGCTACAAATTAGTTCATTCTAAAGTTCAAAGAAAGATTAGTGATGAATCTGCTGTAGCTAAATTACTAGTTGAAAAAGGCTATAACCCATACGCTAACCAAAAGCTAGCAAGCATTACTGAATTAACAAAACGCTTAGGCGGTAAAGACAAATTTAATGAACTATGTGGCGGTTATGTAGTTTTACAAGAAGGTACTATTGCACTAGTTCCAAACACGGATTCACGTGAAGAAATCAATATTAAAGAAGGAGACAATTAGTTATGTTAAACATCATTGAGGGCATCGAACAACGCCCATTAAAAACAGTTATTTATGGACCTGAGGGAATAGGCAAATCAACATTCGCAAGCGGTTATCCTAACCCATTATTTATTGACACTGAAGGTGGTACATCAAGCCTTAATGTCAGAAGAATTAAATGTTCTAAATCATGGGACGAGTTACTAGAAATAGTAAAAGAAGTTTATAAGAATCCTAGTATTTGTAAGACGTTAGTTATTGACTCTGCTGACTGGGCTGAACAACTAGCGATAAAGCATGTATGCGATAAATATCGTAAATCAAGTATCGAAGAAATCCCATACGGTAAAGGTTATACATATGTTCAAGAAGAGTTTTCTAGATTATTAAGTTCTTTAGATGAACTTATGAATGTAGGCATTAACATCGTATTCACTGCTCATGCAAAACCTAGAAAGTTCGAGCTTCCAGAGGAAATGGGACAATTTGATAAGTATGAAATGAAACTATCACGTCAAGTTGCTCCAGTTTTAAAAGAATGGACTGATATGTTGTTATTCGCTAATTACAAGATCTATGTAGTTACAACTGATACAGGAAGCAAAAAAGCACAAGGTGGTAAGCGTGTAATGTTTACTACTCATAATCCAACATTCGACGCTAAAAACCGCTTTGGTTTGGCAGAAGAATTAGATATGTCCTTTTCATCAATTGCTCATTTATTTTCAAACACAACCCCTGAAAAGGGCAATACAATCGAACCTGTAGCGATGGAACGTCCTACAGTTACTAAATTAAAGAATATGATCACTGAAGCAGGTGTTACTGAAGAAGAAGTTAAAAAGGTAGTTGCATCACGTGGTCATTATAAAGAAGACGAATCAATCGAGAATTATACCGATGATTTCATTACTCGTTGGATGATTCCTAATTGGAAAAAGGTCGTAGAAATGATTATGCAAAATAAGGAGGCTAAATAATTATGAACGATAAAGATATGTTAATGGATTGGAACGACTCCATCGAAACTGATGGTCAGGAGTTCGTATTACTAGAAGAAGGCGATTACAACTTTGTTGTAACAGGTTTTGAAAGAGGTAGATTCCCTGGTGGACAAAAAGTACCTCCATGTAATAAAGCAAGTATTACTGTACAAGTTGGTACTGCTGAAGGCATCGCTGTAATTAAATTTGACCTTTTATTATATCGCTCACTTGAATGGCGTATTTCCTCATTCTTTAGATGTATCGGACAAAAGAAGCATGGCGAAAAATTAGTGATGGACTGGAATAAAGTAGTTGGTTCAGTAGGTCGTGCTCATTTCAAACAAAGAACTTATACAAACCAATATGGTGAGGAAAAGACAGTAAATGATTTAGACCGTTTCATTGACTACAATCCTGAATTCTTTGAAGTTTCAGATGAGGATCTTCCATTTTAGGAGGTAGGGCATGCAACTTAGACCATATCAAGAAAGAGCTATTGAAGCTATTAACAATGAATGGAATGAGGGGCATAAAAACACACTTTTAGTTTTACCTACAGGAACTGGTAAGACAGTTGTCTTTTCAAAGGTTGTTGAAGGAAGAGTAAAAGATGGAAGTCGTGCATTAATCTTAGCTCATAGAGGCGAGTTGTTAGAGCAAGCGTCGAGCAAATTAAAAATGGCTAGTGGATTAGATTCTGCTTTAGAAAAGGCGGAGTCTACTTCCATTGGTAGTCTACTTCCAGTGACAGTGGCTTCAGTACAAACATTGTCTCAAGAGAGAAGATTAATGCAATTTCCACCTGATTACTACAAGACTATTGTTGTGGATGAGGCTCATCATTGCATGTCAGATACATATCAAAGAATTTTAAAGTACTTTGAATCAGCTAATGTTCTAGGAGTAACTGCTACACCAGATCGTGCAGACCAACGTAATCTAGGACAATTCTTCCATTCAAAGGCTTATGAATATTCAATTAATCAAGCAGTAAGAGATGGTTTCTTATGTCCAGTAAAAGCACAAATGATACCACTCGAATTAAATATTACTAATGTTGGTATTTCAAATGGTGATTATGCAGTAGGAGAGGTTGGTTCAGCATTAGAACCTTACTTAAATCAAATCGCACTTGAAATGCTTAATTATTGTAAAGGTAGAAAGACAGTAGTCTTCTTACCACTTGTTAAAACAAGTCAAAAGTTCTGTGAGCTATTAAATGTTCATGGACTAAGAGCAGTAGAAGTTAACGGCAACTCAAAAGATAGAGAAGAAATCTTAAAGGACTTTGAAGATGGCGAGTATGACGTTTTATGTAATTCTATGCTTTTAACCGAAGGATGGGACTGCCCCTCAGTCGATTGCGTGGTAGTTTTAAGACCTACTAAGGTTCGTTCATTATATCAACAAATGGTCGGTCGTGGTATGCGACTTGCACCTAATAAAACTGAATTATTACTTTTAGATTTTCTTTGGATGACTGAAAAGCATAACCTTTGTAGACCTTCAGCGTTAATTTCAAAGAATGAAGATATCGCTAAAAGAATAGATAAAAAGGTTCTTAATAGTGAATATGGTATCGACTTACTTGAAGCGGAAGATGAAGCAGAATCAGATGCAATTAAAGAACGTGAAGATGCACTTGCTCGTGAACTAGAAGCAATGCGTAAGAAGAAACGTACACTTGTTGATCCAATTCAATATGCTTTCTCAATATCAGCTGAAGATCTAGCAAACTACGAACCAACATTTGCTTGGGAGATGGCTCCTGCTACACCTAAACAACTAGAGTATTTAGAAAAGCATGGAATCTTCCCTGAATCAGTTACTAATTGTGGTATGGCAAGCCTACTTATTGAAAAGTTAAAAGATAGACAAATCGAGGGACTTGCTACACCTAAACAAATTAGATTACTAGAACGTTATGGCTTTATGCATGTTGGTTTATGGTTATTTGAATCAGCAAGTAAAATGATTACTCGTATCGCTAATAACAACTGGTTCTTACCAAGAGGAATAGACGCAAAAACATATCAACCATAAGGAGGAAATCTAAATGGATAACATTTTAGAAGCATTAAGTTATATAAATGTTGCATCACTTTCTTACCAAGAATGGATCAATGTAGGAATGGCTCTTAAATCTGAAGGATTTAGTTGTGATGTATGGGATACTTGGAGTCAAAACGATTCTAGGTATAAAGTAGGCGAGTGTGAAAGAAAATGGAGGAGCTTTACAGGTTCCTCTAATCCTATTAAAGGTGGCACGATAATTCAAATGGCTAAAGATAATGGTTGGACTCCTTCATACGAACATTTAAATGGTGCTATGGAGTGGGACGATGTTATCGAGTATGACGGTGACGGTACTACATTTGAAGTTGAAACGCCACAAAAACCAGTAGAACAATTAATCACTTATTTAGAAACGCTATTCAAACCAGATGAGTATGTTGGTTATGTCACTAACGATGTATGGCAAGATGCTGATGGTAAGTATATGCCTTCTAAAGGAGTTTATGATAGAACAGCTAAAGAGTTAATCGATGCATTAAAAAAACACCCAGATGATATAGGTGCTGTAGTTGGTGATTCAAAGCCTGAATGTGGTGCTTGGATTCGCTTTAATCCAGTAGACGGTAAAGGTGTAAAAAATGAAAACATTACTAGATTCACTTATGCATTAGTAGAGTCAGATGATATGTCAATCGCTGAACAAAACGCCATTTATAGGAAGTTTGAATTACCGATTGCATGTTTAGTTTATAGCGGTGGTAAAAGCATACACGCCATAGTTAAAGTAGATGCTACCGATTATGAAGAATATCGTAAGCGTGTAGATTTCTTATATGACTTTTTAGAGCGTAATGGACTAAAGATAGATAAAGCAAATCGTAATCCTTCAAGACTCTCACGTATGCCAGGGATTATTCGTAATGGTAAAGAACAAACATTACTTGCTACTAATATTGGTCGTAAGTCGTGGATTGATTGGTTAGATTTTGCAGAGGGCATAAATGATGAATTACCTCAATTAGTGTGTTTATCCGACCAATTATCCTCTCCACCAGTGTTACCTGAGGAGTTAATTGCTGGTGTACTTAGATGCGGACACAAGATGTTAATATCAGGTTCTTCAAAGGCAGGTAAAAGTTTCTTACTTATGGAGTTATGCATCGCTTTAGCAGAAGGTACGGAGTGGCTAGGTTTTAAGTGTAAGAAATCAAAAGTGTTATATGTAAATTTAGAAATTGATCCTGCAAGTTGCACGCATCGTTTCAAAGCAATATATGATGCCTTAAAGATTCCAGCTAATCATAGTGAAGATATCCTAGTTTGGAACTTAAGAGGACATGCTGTTCCTTTAGATAAACTAGTGCCTAAGCTAATAAGAAGAGTTAAGAATCAAGGCTTTAATGCAGTTATAATAGACCCTATTTATAAAGTAATTACAGGTGATGAAAACAATGCTAGTGAGATGGGTGCTTTCTGTAATCAATTCGACAAAATTTGCACTGAAACTGGATGTTCAACTATCTATTGTCATCATCATTCTAAAGGTGCTCAAGGCTTCAAAAAGGCTATGGATAGAGCATCAGGTTCAGGTGTGTTCGCTCGTGATCCAGATGCACAACTAGATATGATTCAGCTTGAAACATCAGAAGAATTTATAAATGAAAATGCCGATGATTTAGGGGCTACTGCTTGGAGGTTAGAATGTTCATTACGTGAGTTTCCTAACTTCAAACCAGTTAACTTTTGGTTCGAGTATCCTATTCATAAAATCGATAAGACAGGTACTCTTACTAAAATTTATGCTGAAGGAGATACAAAAGCTAACCTAGAAAAAAGTGGTAAAAGAGGTCAAACACCTGAATCAAGAAGAAGTGAATTTGATAGGGCATTTGATATTTGTAGGGGCGATGATGGAACTGCTAGTGTTGAAGATTTATGTGAATATTTAGACATTAAAGACAGGACATTTAGGTCTCGAATTAAAGAGTTCTCGGATGAATATTCCTATTCAAAAGGCAAGGTTTACAGGACTGGCAAATAGGGAAAATTGCCAAAATTACGGAAGTGGCAAAAAGGAAGAAAATTCCCTAATTGCCAATGCCAAAAAAAGTGGCAAATAGGGCTTATATATAGTAATTGCCATTACCAATTGCCACCACGCTAACGCATGTTTCATAGGATAGGGCTGGAAGTTGAGCCCTATCCCCTAAAACAATGCATAGCGTTAGCACTCGCCTTTCTGCCAAGAAACTAAAACTAAAAATACAAAGTTCGACAAAAGTAAGGAGGTAACAAATGAGAATATTTTTGTTAATTGATCCGCCAACTGTTACCGCCCAAGAAAATCAGGTAGCAGTGGTTAGGAATAAACCAGTCTTCTATAAACCTGAAAAGTTAAAAGAAGCAAAGAATCAAATTATTAAATACTTGATGCCATTCAAACCAGATAAGCCTTATGAAGGAGCAATTGAACTTCATGTAGTGTGGCTATTTCCAAAAGGTAAACGTCATAAACATAACGAGTGGCGTATCACTAAACCAGATACTGATAACTTACAAAAGATGCTAAAGGATTGTATGACTCAGGTTGGGTTCTGGAATGATGATGCTCAAGTGGTAAAAGAGATAGTAGAAAAACGATGGTCTGATGAACCTACAGGCATATCGATTCAAATAGATACACTTTCAAAGATTATGGAGGTACATGATGATGGATGCTAAAGAGTATTTGATGCAAGTAAAACAACTAGCTCATAGAATTAAAAACTTACAAGCACTAGCAGTTGAATACGAGCGTCTTGCTAGTTCAATTCCAGGTCAATGTTTCGATAGAGAAAGAGTCGATGGCACTAGAAATTTATCAGCACCTTTTGAAAAATGGGTTTACAAAAAAATAGAAACTGAAGAAGAAATAAAAGCTACGGAATTAAAACTCCTTCAGTTAAAGGTTGAAGTTGAAGAAGCAATCTCACAAATTGATGATGTTAATTTAAGGTTGGTTCTAATTTATAGATACTTGGATTTCTACAGCTGGGGAGAGGT